ACGGCCCAGCACTTGCTGATCTGCGCCGAGTTAATGTCATTAAAGACAAGGTCATGCACCGCGCAAGGTATCTCGGACACGCTCGATCCATCGTATGCGAAGAAGCCGCGCTGGCCCATCCACATCACGCCGCGAGGGGTGTCCGACAACGCCTTGCGGGCGACCAGGCCGCAGGACGATCCCACGCGGTCAAACTGGAACACAAACGGCGCGCCGACGTAGACTGCGCGGTGCGCGTCCTGATCCGTCAGGATGAGCGTCTGGCCCTCGGTGCGGACCCCCGCCACGATCTGCCCGGCCGACTGCAAGATCGTGTCACCGGCTTGGTTTGTGCTGGATGCCGTCCAAATCGTGTTATCTTCAAAGTCTGACCACGCCACCTTTCGTGGGTCACCGCCAGCGCCGAGAGCAAACAGGAAGCGGTTTTCCGTCACCACCAAGCCAAGGTTATCCACGGGAGCATTGGCCACGACAGCAGCAGGCACCATAGGGTCAAGCTGCCACTCGTAGATCTTGCCGTCAGTAGGCGCGCACGCGACCAGATACTGGCCCCATGTGTCCAGAGACCACGTCGTGGCCTCCGAGTAATTGCCTGTGTCAGGCCGAGACTGACCGTAAAAATCTGTTCCGTAAGCCCCGCCGCCGTAGCCAGTGTTGACCGCCGCATCGAGGAGGCCAGCCGTGTATCCGATGGGGGTGATGTCAGTTGTCGTGCCGGTGGACGTCGTGGAATACAGATGGGTGTAGGTGCCTGCCGCGATCCATTGGGTTGAGTTGCTGTTCCAAGCAATCATGCCTCTGGCGGGGGCGGCGTAAATTGCCGACCCTACGCGGTCAATCCAGCCAGCGATGGGCCTCATACTGCCCTCATGCCAGCGCACAAGGCTGCCGTCACGCCAGCGGCCCTCGCTTTCGAGGTCGGTGCCGTGCTGCATAAAGCCCGGAGGCGGCTTGATCTCGATAAATGACATTCAGTTAAACCTTGATGTATGAAGTTCGCCAGTTAACAACACTACTAACGTTGTTCGAGTTGATGAAGGGCGAAGGCGCGACAGAGGTGTCAAGTATTTTACAGGCCATGCCCCACCCCGTTGGGTTTTGAATGAGGTCGGGGCTAGCCCCCGCAAAGGTGCATGTTGTCAAATTACAAGGCGATGAGCCTGGCGTTGCCGTTGGGATCATTGTTGCCCATAATATCGCGAGAGTCTGACCGCTCGTGCCCCATCTTGTGGCCGTATCATCAAGATTGTCGTCAGCCTTCCAGAAAGTGCCACTCGTCGCCGTGACTGCGGCAGGCTTCCGCCAGACGCTCATTCCGTAGTGCTTCGCCCCTCCCGCAATAGTTACGGATGTGAACGGGTTTTTACCTGCCGCCGCTCCGTTAAACCAACTGATATGCCCCCTGCCGTTTGCTGTGTCCTCGAACTGCGTCTTCTCCCATGAAACGTCATCAACCGCGACGAACCCCGCCCCCGTTACAAGCGGGTCTTGAATTGTTCCAGTTTGGGCATAAGCCCCAGACCAGGCGATTGTGATAGTATCCGACGTAGCTGATGCGGGTGCCGCGAATGTGGAACTCGAACTGATGTTGGAGTAAACAAGTTCAAAGACGTTTTCAGCGCCATACAGGTTTGACACACTGATTGCCCCGCTCGTTGGGACGGATGTATTGGCGCTACTTGTGTAAGCGCCGCCCCTATAATACTCGGATAGGCTGATCGGGCTTGCCCCGCCCAACTCGGTCTGAATATCTGATAGGCTAATCGCCCCAGATGCTTGCAAAGCCATTTAAGCGCTCCCGTAGGCTGTCACGTCGCCTTCCACGGTCAAGTTACCAGACGCATCTAGTTTCATGCGATCAATGCCGTCGTAAGCAAATTTCAAGTCCGTCCCAGACTGCGTAACAGTCCAGTTTGCGCCAATGCCGACAGCGCCAGTGAAGCTGGGGCTTGTCGAAGGAGCCTTTGCCGCGATCTGCGCCTGGATGGGTGACGTAACACCAACGACGTGGTTCAATTCTGCCGCCGTAGCCGTCACCGCAGCAATGTCCAAGGTCACACCGTCGAGCAGGTTTAATTCTGCCGTCGTGGCCGTGATCCCGTCCAGCACCGCCAGCTCCGCGCTATCCAGCGTACCCAAGAAAGTGCCGAGCGCAGTCCAGTTCGCGTTCAGGGTTGTCCCCCAGGTGCCCTCGCTGCCGCCGACAGTCGGGTTGGTGTATGTGAAGGCTGCCATTATCTGCTCCTAATTTTCATGCGCAGGCCAGACCCGCCGTATTTTGCTTTGTCGCTGTCCATGTTCAGCCCGGCGATGCCCTGGTCATACAACCCCTTCCAAATACCAATTCTGGCGTCATCGTGCAAGTATGGGGCGGCCAGCGCTAGTGCGCCGTGAAGGTAGATGTCGGGGTGGCTTTCTAACAGCCAGTTGGTTGCTGTGCTGTCGCTGAGAGGGTCGATGCGCTTATGGTAAAGCACCTCCAGCGTGTAGTCATCGCCTGGCGTTGGGAAGAGTTCGATCTGACCAGACGTGATCGCATAATACCGGGGTCGGCCTGCTGTGTCGTTGGCGGCTTGCCTCATAGCCAGCAATTCGGCTTGGCCCGCAGGTTCAAGCTCATAGGTTCCGTCGCCGGTTAAACTCAACCGTATGGGGCTGATAAACCCCGTAGGCACTGCGGAATACTGCGTGCTTACCACGGATGACGCACGCTCCTCCATCAGCCAGTGCCGGACGTTGCGGTTAATGTCAGCCTCCGCCAGCGAGATAAAGCTGGGGATGACCGCCGTGAGGTCGTCGCGCAGGAGCCAATCAGCTATCGCAGCCTTTAACTCGGTGTAGGTTGTGATTGGCATTTAGAAAGCCCCTTTCAAAGTCGGGCATGATCGCCTAATGTGGGCCCTGAAAGGAGAACCACGATGAGAGTATGGACAGG